CACCACCTTGCATTGCTGTAATTTGTTTATATCCTCCGTTTGCTTGACGTTGGAATCCAGAACCTCCTACAGTTATAAATTCATTTTTATTTAAAAGAAATTTTTCAAGTGAAACAATTACAATCACTTTGCAAAAAAACGGGACAACCGACATTCCAATCGTGAATGATGATTATGGAGTTTTTTACGATTTCGGGACGTTTGGCGATTTTCCAAACTACAAAGGCGTTCAAATACAATGGCAAAAAGTTTTGACGTTGCAAGGCGTTGGAATATATCGATTAAAGGTTGAATCAAACTTTTTAACAGGATCAACAACAACTTATTCAATACCTTTTAAACTTGATGAATACACGCAAGAAAAAGCGAACGGAACATTCCGAATCCAATCAATTCAAAATGGTTTTCTTCGTCACCTTGATTTTGATTATAAAAATATTAATTGGTTAGACGGTTTAAGGGTTCAGGGATTCTTTGGAAACCGGCAAACCGAATACGAACAAGAATTTGTTCTTTATGCAAACCGCGATTCGAAACAAGTTCGGTCGGAATTAATCAACACGTACGTTTGTCAAACGATGCATGTTCCGGACTGTATTACGGATTTGATTATTGAATATCATAATTTCGGAAACGAATTGTTCTTCACAGACTACAATTTGAACAATCACAAAAAAACATACATTCAAAAGAAGGTTGTTTTTGATTCGATGGATTCGATTGAATACAAGGACATAACAAATTTTGCGCCGTTACAATTAAACTATAAAGATTTTAATCAAAATTTTGTCAAAACAAATTGTTAATTTTCCTTTTGTTGCATTTTATCGAAAATTATTTTTTTTGCTGAAATGTTTTATTATTAAAAAACTTTTTTATATTAAATTCGTATTTAAAAAAAGGGTTTTTTTTATTAATATATAATTTTTAAATTCGCTATGATTAAACACGGGCGAATGGAAAATAATTTTTTGATTGATGTCGTTGGGGATTTTGTTCTTGTGTTTATTAGTATTACGGGTACTTTGTTGGGCTTGGATTCGTTACCTCAACAAGAAACGTTGATTCAAATCATTAATTCACCGAATCAAACAGCAACATCGATTGATTCCATTCAAAAGATAATGACGATTTTTTCCTTGTGTATTTCAACGGTCGCGGGTTTTATTCCGATAATTAAATTCTGTAAACGCAACAAAAATAAATAATTTGCGTATTTGTGCGCGTTATGAAGCGAATCAACGTTTGCACTAAAAAAATATTTACAAAAAAGAATTTTAAAAATTTACTTTTTTTCCTTTATTTCTTTTTTATTGTTTATAAGTTTTTTAAAATGTTACTATAAAAAATTCGTTAAAATTTAACGTTTTAAAATAACTTTAAAAAAAACACGATGTCAAAAAAATTCAATTGGGGAAAAACAAGTTTAAAAAGAATGAAAGGACTTGATGAACGCCTTGTCCGGGTTTTGTTCCGAGCAATTCAAATTTCATCAAAGAAAAAAGACGGAATCGATTTCACAATTCCGCAATTTGGCGGATTGAGAACGGCCGACGAACAAAACAAATTGTTTGAAAATGGTTTTTCAAAATGCGACGGGTACGAAAAGAAATCATTTCATCAAAGCGGACGCGCGGTTGATGTTATTCCATATATAAAAGGAAAAAACGTTTATAATATGGAAGAAACCGAAAAACAACTTTTGTTTCATAAAGTTGCGGTTTGTATGTTAGAAGCATCCAACAAAGAAGGCGTTCGATTGAACTGGGGCGGAAATTGGTCTTCCTGGTTGGACCGTCCACATTTTGAAATTAGAAATTGAAAATTATTATGATTAAAAAAATTTTAAATATTATTCCGAAACTTGATCCGATGGTTTCGAAAGTAACAACGAACGCGAAGCATCGCAAAATTGCGAAATTGGCTGTTCGTGTAATTCAAATCGGTGCGGTTGTTTACTTATTAAAAAAGGGTTTAATTGATAGCGAACAAGCCGTTGAAATAATAAAAGATTGATTGATTCTTTTTCACTTTTTATAGTGATAAAGTTGTGTTTTTTAGGGAACGCCTTCGGGCGGTTCCCTTTTTTATTTAAAAAAAAATAAAGTTTTTTAGTGAACGTATTTGTTTAGTACGTAGAAAAAAACTAACTTAGTAAAAAAAACACAACTAAAATGAAGGACAAGCGATTCAAAATCAAAAACGAAAATTTGTTTTTTGTGTTGTTAATATTATTGACAATTTTTACAAGCGGTTTATTTTATTGCGAAAAACTTTTCTTGTTTATTCAATCACTTTTCAAAAAGGATCACAAATGAATTACGCCGAAATTAGACAACAAAAAATTGACGAACTGGAAAAGAAACTTCGCAACAATGAACACGTTCGAATTTGGAATGTTATTCCGTACCGGTTCGAATTGCGCGACCGTCTTGTTGACGATGAAAACGCGTCGGAATACCTTCGCGAATGTATCGACCTAGTAAATGAATCATTATAAAACACAATAAAAACACTTTTAAAAAATGCAAGCAATCAAAAACAACATTGAACAACGCGTTCAAGATTTAACAAAATATTATTATAACAATCCGGAAAAAATCGCAACCATTAACCTTCTGGAAGAAATTGCGAACGCCGTTGATTTTTATCAAAAACAAGTTGCACAAAGTTACCAGTCGATTGATTGGAATAAACAACAAGGATTCACCGCGTCCGCAAAAATCCGGTTCCATAATTGGGAAATCAAAAAAAAGACGTTGACGCGTCTTCAAGACCGCTATAAAATAGTTTTGGAACTACTTTATCAAACCAGGTAAAACCACAAACAAACACCACACAATGAAACAAGAATTGAAACAAATCGCAAAGCCCGAATCAGTTCATTCGGTTGCGCGTAAAATCAGAAATCACGAAACCGCGTTTCACAGGGCGGTTCGAACCAAATCTTTGAAATTTACAGAATTCAAAAAATTTTGTGAACTATGCGACGCAACGATTGTCGTTCGCAAAAATGACGGAACGGAAATAAAAGTTTGATTGACTTTTGTCAATGTTGATAACTTTTATAAATTAGTAATAACTTTTAAAAACACAATTAAAATGAATGAATCAAAAACACATTGGAAGAATAATTTCGACTATACCTATCTTGGTGGGTATTCAATCGAAGACGAAGACCTTGAATTGACAATTTCAAAGGTTCAAAATGAAATGGTAAAGGGACAAAGCGGACGCGATGAATCTTGCATGGTTATTTACTTTGAAGAACTTGACAAAGGAATGATTTGCAACAAGACGAACGCGAAGACAATCACAACCGTTCACGGAACGCCATACATTGAAGAATGGCCGGGCAAAAAAATCCTTCTTGGAACCGAACGCGTTTCGGCGTTTGGTGAAACAACCGACGCACTACGAATTCGACAAATTAAGCCAAAAACAAAAGTTGATCCGAAACAAGCGGTTGCAAAGTTAAAAGGCGCGCTCGACATTGCGGACCTTCAATCAATCTGGAAGTCACTTTCAAAGCCGGAACAACAAAACAAAACTATTATTAACACTAAAAACACAATGAAAAATGAACTTAGTTAAAAATATTGAGCAACGCACCGAAGAATGGAAACAAATCCGCAAAGGTTCAATCGGTGGGACACGTGTCAAATCGGTAATGGCGAAAAATAACCTTCC